TAAACTTCTTTTCTGTACCGCATAAGCTCTGGGTACTTCTTAGCGGTCATTTTGCCACACTCCACCCAGTTATCACATCGTCCGCAAGCCTCTGAAAGCGGACTCCAGCCGGTCGTTGACCGTTGACACAAGGCCAATCCCTCATTCGTATTCAGAAACCGCTTTTTTATAGGTTCCTCCGAGGCAAGATAAACCATTTTCTTCAATGGATTGGGTTTCGGCTTTGTTATCATTGAAGTAAGCTGCCCCCTTGACAACTCAGCCTCATCCAACCATTGATTGATGTAGAAATTCATCCCTGATTTACCATCAGTGCTAAGGAATTGGTTTCGATACTTCTCCAAGGCTGCCTGAGAAAACAGATAATTATACTGCCAGGAGCCATTAGCAATAGATGTCCGGTATCGGTATATCTGATACACCAGATAATCAACAATTCGCTCATCATCAATATCTGAGACACCGAACAAAGCCGGTAGTTGTTGCAATCCATTTTGAATATAGAGTGCAACCATACCGCTCTGTGTAAACCGCCATTTAGGATCAATCGTCCTCTTCACAACGGTCTCGATCATCTGACGTACTTTTATGGTTTTTTCTTGTAATTCCATATTGTCTCAGTTTATATTGCAATTCACGTTTTGCCCAATAAATTCGGCTCTTTACTATATCTTCACTACGTTTTTCAAGATGTCCGCGCTCCCATTCTATCGCAGTTATCTCTCTTATCCTATGCCCCTGAACATGCAGCATAAAGGGAGAGAGTCGTTGTGAAGGGATTGTCATCAACACTGCAAGCATTTGGTCTGAGATATTATCTATCAAATTCCCAAATTCAGCTTCAGTGACCATACTGGTGCCGTGCTGATAAATATCCTCCATAGAGCACATCTCAATATCAGTCCAATGCTGAGACTCTTCGTATTTGTCCTTATTCTGCTTTTGACAAGCACGTTTAACGACAATATGGAGCCAAGTCATCAACTTTTTGGACGGATCGTATGACCCGATATAGTGATAGAGCTGAGTTAAACAAATGTTGTAATTGTCATCGACATCTTGATAGTTAGCTGTATAGTGTTTAGTTAAACTTTTGATGTCCGCCAGATTAGGAACTACATATTTGTTGAAAAGACGTTCCTTTTCCTTTGGACTCAACTGCCGACAAAGCGCAGTCGGTTTGGCGGGCTTTCCCGCATCTTTTGAAGCATTATTTGACATTGGAGGGCGAACTTATTGGGCAAAACATTCATAATTTGCTTATTTTTACCAGATTAATTAGAGCTTATAGCGATGAATGAAATACATATAGATATGCAAGGCATCTGCAAGGTTGTCATCACCTTCCACATCAATATGGTATCTCTTTTCGGCAAACTCCATCATCATTTTCTTGTCCGCCCGGCCATTACCAGTACCGTGCTTTTTGATGTCGGTAGGCTTGAAGGTGACAATCGGAATATCCAATGTCTGACACACTTCAAACAAGATCCCACGAAACTCACACAACTTTCGGAAATCTATAAAATGCCCAAAGACTACATCTTCGGCGGCAACCACCTTAATACCATGAGAGGTAAGCATCTCAATGAGCCAGTTTCTGAAAGCCTTGTGCTGGGCATAGTCAGGCCCCATATATTTGGGAGCCTTCTCTGTCGGAGGGAAGTGCTTGGTGCCGTAATCGCCCAAGGTGTAAAAACCACAGTGAGTGGCCACATCAAAAGCCATTACGTCACCACGTCCCAACTGACGAACATACTCTTCAGTTAATTTCTGCATAACTATTAATTTGAAATTGTTGAAATTCCTTGTTTTTTTACTATTAATAGCTTATGCGGATAGCTTTCTGAGACACCTCCCTGAGTGATCAGGAGAGCAGTCTGTCCGAGCTTGTTTAGTGCCTCACAGTATGTTGCCATACCCATTTCATCAGACTTATCCAGCAACTCATCTATAATGATGCAATCCAGTCCTTTACCGTCCTCACAATTTGAGTTAGTAAGAGTATGAAGAGATAAGATGCAAGCCAGATTTAATCGAGCCTTTTCACCGCCGGAGAACTTATGATAGGAGCCACAGTCAATGCCGTCGCGCATCACCTGAACTGAAATCTTATCTCTCAGCTTACCAGTCTTGGTTACAGTGAATCCTTCCAGTTTGAGTCGAATATCTGAACCAATCTTTTCAAGAAAGTCGTTGACAATGAGAGATAGTGCATCAATTTTCTTTCTGGCAATATGAGATTTGAACATAGTGAAATGCACCTCTTGCTCTTTCAGGCGGTTGTATTCTGCCTGAACATCAGCTACAATCTCTTCTGCTTTTTCAAGATCTGCCTGATATTTCTCCAGAGACGCCTTTAAGGAAGCTGCAAAATCTGTTTCCGGGGCCTCCAGTATATCTCTCTTGGATTGCTGGTATTGTGTCATCTGACCCTGGATAAACTTAATAGACGAATCCTGCTGCTTAATGAAGTTTTCACCATTCATTACACGGCCTTCCAGAACACCATTGATTTCACCAAAAAGACGGTTACGCAGGACCTCAATCTTACCATTCAGTCGATCAAGATCATTCTCAGTTGATACCAGGCGTTTCTGAAGTACAGACACGTTATTTTCTGACTGGTCAACCTCCCTTGATAAAGCTACCAGAGCAGAATACTCATTATTAAGTTCAATATTGCGAGCTTTGATTTTCTTGTTGATCTCATCAGCTTCTTCAGATTTGGTTTCAGCTTTTTCATCTATCGAGTCAAATTCCTCGTTGAGTTTTTCAACTTTGGATTTGCTTTCTTCCATTTCAGTACGGAAACCAACGAGATTTTTTCTAATCTCTTCGACAGAAACCTCGTTGCCAACAAAAAACTTATGCTCACACTTAGGGCAGATAACAACCCCATCCATCATCGCAGAATTTTTAGCAATCAAAGCCTCCAATTCCGCTTGACGTTTTTTGTGAGTTTTTACCTGAGCCTCAATATTATCAAGCTGCTGATCAATTTTCGCAATCTCTTTATTGATTTTTTCAATCAAAGCCTGATCTTGTTTTGTCAGCTCTGTTTGTTCGTTAGAGTGTTGATTGTAAAGAGTTTTTTGCTCTTCATAAGATTTCTGACGTTTCTTTACCAGTCTGGAAGCCTCAATAATCTGAGCTTTAATATCTTTAATCGAAACAGTCAGATTTGATAGTTCCTGCTTATATTTTTCAGATAAAGCATCATATTCACTGATAGTGCCAAGTTCATGGTCCTGACACATTTGCTTTATCTGATTATACGCTTCCAACAACGCTGTGTCGGATTCTTCCAGACTGGCCACACTGGTTTGGAGGCTTTGCAAAAGTTCAAGTCTTTTCTCTCCTTTTTGCTTTTTATCCTCAACAGCCTCAATATCTTCACGGCATTGTTGAATCTGCCGGTCCAATCTTGCGATGCGCGCCTCCCGCTCTTCTTTTGCATTTGCCTTCTTCTCATCAACCTGAACAAGCTCATTCTCTATGGCGGAGATCGAGCCTTTAATATTTATGACAGTATTATTAGCTTCACCTAAGCGCACAGAAATAGGCTCCATGTCGGCTTGAACACGGGCGATACTCTCATCAATAATGAAGCCATTACTGAAGCGATTGATAACCTCTTTCTTATTCTTATCAGAGCAATCGAAAAAGCTCTCATACTTGTTATCACAAAGAATGAAATTATTATAAATATCATCCTTTGAGAGACCGATTTCGCTGAGAATGAATTTATTGTAATCAGAGACTGTAGGCTGGATAGTCTTATCTGTCTCAATCTCTTCACCGGTAGCAGCATATTTGTGACACTCGACAACCTGAGCTGCATTACGACTTATATTGCGCTCAATAGTAAATACAGTGTCATCATAATCATTATCAAGTCTGAGATAGACATACGCCTCATCTGCATGATCATTGATAATCTCTTCCACGCTCTTCACTTTGCGTAGCTGTTCACCATTCAGGGCAAGAGATATGGCTTCAATCAACGAAGATTTGCCGGAGCCATTATTAGGCTGGGAAGCATTATCCTCGTTTTTGCCAAAGATTAGAGTAGCTACACCCTGCTGGATTTTTAAGGTTGCCTCATGAAAAGAGACAATATTCCTGATTTTTAATTCTGTTAATCTCCACATAGTTTAGCCCTCCAAATATTTCATACCCAGCTTACTGTCAATCGAATTTTCATTGCAGTAATTCTGATATTCTTTTTTTATGCCCTGCTTATCATACTTTTCTTGAATGTCTGAAGCAGCAGTTTCTTTGGGTAAATTGCTCTCTGAAACAGCCTCAACCTTATGAAAGCCTAAGTCTATTAACTTCTGCTTATCAAAGAGTTTAGCTTGCTTTTCATTGCACTTTACCTTGACCTTATACTTGTAGCGGTCATCTTTATCCAGAGTGAACTTATCAACATCCTTGAAATCCAGCTCTACGGTCTGGAATCGGGTGTTGACTTCATTCTTGACAAAACTATAGGAGCCATCGGAATACAGAATGGTATAACCCTTCTCTTCATCTTCGCCAAAATTACCCTGACGTGATGAACCGATATATTCGATATTGGTATTCTTGATTTTTACTCGGTTATGATAGTGGCCACACAAAACAGCCTTAAAATCAAGTAGCGGAGCCTGAGCAAGTTCACCATCAATCTCAAAATCACCAAGCGCACCGTGTACCCCTTCGTGAATATAGAGAATGATGTCCTTTTTGGTGTACTGAGGATGGTTGCTAAGAGTATGCGATACAGCTTCATCGAGCTTATCCAAAAATGAACCATTCTCAGGGAAATAACTTATCAGAAGCAAACAGACCTCAACCCCTTGCCATACAAGAGCTAAATGAGTGTCAACAACTTCAATGCGATCTAAGCCAACCCAGAGATGATTATATCCCTCGATTGCCTCTTGATCAGTTTTATCGTGATTACCTTCGCCGATAGTAACATATATGCCCTGGCGTGTGGCCTTGACAAATGCACTCTTAACGGCAAGTAATGTAGCCAGTGTTTGAGAAGCCCTGGATGTGAATACGTCACCACCCACAACTATGTCCTCAATACCTTCGCGCTTACAGATTGATAATGCCTCATCCCAGTTTTTAAGGAACTCAGCTATATTATCTTTGTTAGCGTGTAAATCGTTTATTAATAAAGCGATAGCCTCTTTTTCCATATTCCTGTCTGAGATTAAATAAGAATGAGAGGGCACAGGCATTGAGCCAATGCCCTCTCGAACTACATGAATTATTATCTAAAGACAGGAATTATCTCAGGCGGCGGGAATGGAGTCTGCGACGTGAACTTTCGGGAGCCGGGGCATCTTCAGGTTCCTCATCGGCTTCAGGTTCAGGAACAGGGGCTGGAGCAGCAGCTTCTTCGCTTCCCGGACGGGCACGGCGAGAACGACGACCAGATTCAGGAGCCGGAGCAGCCGGAGCTTCCTCTTCTTCCTTAGAGTCGGAGTCGCTATCTTCGGGCTCCTCGTCCTCATCTTCTTCCGGTTCTTCAACTTTAGGCTGAGGGGCACGGCGACGTGATTGAGCGGGAGCCGGGGCTGGTTCTTCTGCTGGTGCTTCTTTAGGCTGTTTGCCCTGATTATCCAGAGCCTCTTCAACCTCTTCAAGAAGCTGAAGGTTGTTCTTTGTGCGAGAAATACGAACATCGAGGTTCTTATCCTCAATGAATTGACGGATTTTTTCACGCAGATCCTTGTATTCCTCAGACTTGTCATTCAAGCCCTGGTCAGTGATGTTATCGTACTCTGCATAGAGGGAGTCGATAGTAACCTCATCCTTACCATCCTCTTTATTGGTAGCGGTGGCAATATCGAAGTGAGAGGTATCTTCCGGTGAAAGTTCGCCCTTCAGCTTTTCAACAGCCTCAATGAAGTCAGGCTCTTTGCAGACTTCCATATCGTGCTTCTCATCATACTGCTGGAGGAACACAAGGGTGGCTTCAAGCTGATAGCGAGTGTAGCGATAAAGTTGTTCGGGGAGACGCGGAAGTTCCAACAGCTTTTCAGCTTCGGCTTCCGTAATGTCGAGGGTTTTGCGACCGATTTCAATTTTGTAACCGGTTTTGTTGTTTTCAGTTGTACGGATTACCTTAACGGGATATGCGTTAGTAAATCCACTGATAGGACAGGTGTCTTGGCCATCATCGGCTTTAAGCTCTGCCCACAGACGCATCTTGGCAGCATCAAGATCCTTATACTGGCTGTGAGAACATTGCCATAGCTGAGGACCTTTTGCACGTTCTTTATCGCTGGAAACGTCAAGCACCATAATTGCGTGCTGGTAATTCCAACGAATACCGCCCTCATAGGACGATGCGGAAAAGAGTTTCATCAGATCCTCATCATCACCATACATTTCCTTGCCAATCTTGACATAAGTATCAAGAAGGTCAACGGACTTGCCGACTTCCTTGTCGGTGGTGCGAATAACTGGAATACTGATTTTTTTAGGCTTCTTGCCTTTCTTGCCGGGAACTTCAATCGTCAAGAAGAACTGATGGACGGCATATTCGTAGCCTTTTCGGTCCATCGGAATGATATTGCCTTCATTGTCAAAGCTGGGAGCCAAAGGCAATACACGGATTGAATACTCGCCGTCCTCACCAATACGGAAACGCTCGACTTTGGGGGCACCGGCTTCTTGTTTAGCTTTCTCTTCTGCTTCTGCAAAAGTCAGCTGGGTTTGCTTGAACGCTTCAAATGCGCTCAGTTTTCTTTTTTCTTCGCTCATCTTTAGATAATTTGCGCGAAGAGATAAAATTGCTCCAATCAACCTCTTGATTCAAGTAGGCCTGGCTATGCAGTTCTCGCATTGCCGGATCTCGAAGATCCTCGTTGCGTGGAACCTCAATGCCCCATTCCTTTAGGGCATATTCAACGATTTTCTCTATTACATCGTTGACATCACTTGCTTTCTCCGATTTTAATTCGCAGTAACTAAACCGCTGACCTTTTATTTTGACGGTATGTATCGGAGCAAACATATCCTCAAAATATTTGTAGAGTGCTGTAGTGCTGGGATGGTCGGGTAAAGAGTCCGAAAGGAATTTCAACACTACCGAGAATAGATAGGAAATATAAGGTAAATTCCTATTTCGCGTATCGTCACATATCACGAAAAGGTAGTTGTCGTTGTCGGGGAGCTTCTCACACACTTGCTTAAACTCGTCGATAACGGTGTGACCTGCTACCTTCCTCAATTTTCCTTTTCCACGAATCATGTCATCATACGGGTCATGTTATTTGGTTTTGCGCTGCTTTAATCATTTTCGATGGCAAAATTAGGAAAACATTTTGAGATGGCAAAATATTTTTGAAAAAATTTTTAGACCTGAATACTGAAATAGGATTAATTTACTGATATGCTGATAAATAAATTTCATTTCGCTGTATAGCATAATAACCTCTAACGCGCACACGAACCTTATAAAAGCAACTTTTATAAATGTGAATGAATGTTAAATATTAGAGGTTGAAATCATTTTATGTCAAAAATATTTGGAGCATCCAATAATTAGCATTACCTTTGCATCGCAATGTTGAATTGGTGCTTCAACAATGCGGACATACGGAATATACGTTGAGTCCGTAAGGCTCATTCAATATATTGCAAATTCCCCGCGATCTGGCACCACAAGAGATTGCGGGGAATTTTTGTATTCCCTTATTGCCCGACACCAGCTTTGAGTGTTTCAAGCAAACTGTCGGTACAACATCAAAAGCCGTAGCGGGCCTTTAACCGCAGCATCACGGCAATCCGGCACGACAACGATGCGTGGATAGGTGATTGCAAAGTTAATGAAAAAAGCAGTCGTTGGCAAGTAGATGAAACACTCTGGGACGCAAAACCCATAGGGAGCGGCAAACGGTAATGCCAAGGTTCTTTTGAGCCGAGAGATAACTTCAAGAACACCTATGGTGCCGACGGCATATTCACAACCCACCGGGCACGTCTGAGACTCGCAGGGAAATATAGCGAGAGTCGCGGGGTAGGAATGATGAACCGCATTATCATCATTAGGCAAGTGCGACTTAAAAAAAGATTTTGCCCTGTGCAACAGTATAACTGTACGCAATGAATTACAATGCGATGCACAGCGAGTAGGGTGAACACTTAACCCCCTATAAGGGGTAACTGTGTTCGTAAACTACCGCAATGAATATTTTTTGAGCGCACACGAGCGCAAGTGATGAAGGCAGTGTTTCAAAACTCATTCAGTAATGAAACAGCAAAAACAAAAAGTTGTAATTACACTTCTGCTGATATTGCTTGTGTGGAGCTTAATCTTAAACTGGCTTCAGGGCAATCAGGTAAGCAGACTGATGAAGGAGATGAACGAAATGGAATACGTCCAGTCAGTCCTATCATCTCACATCGAAGAACTGGAGCGCATGGAGGGCGAAGAGTATGGGAACGAATGATAACTATACTCTCACTGATGTAAAGAAGGCTGTCAGTGTGCTCGAAAATCACAACACTACCAGGGATTATCAGGCTCTGGAAGAAATCTTGCCATTGGTTCTGGTAATCTTGAAATCTAAGGTTACAGAAGAAGAGCCTCCAGCCGGCGCTATGAAGTTTTACGCCCCAATTTGGGTAGATGTGCTTCTGGAACGTCTCAGCACTCAGAAGCACCCACTTTCTGATGAAGAATATCAGATATTCCGGTCGGACGTTGAAAAGTTGTCTATAAGCGATTATAAGGTAGCAGATAACGACCTTATGGGGTATAAACCAGTCTATACCTCAATAGAAGGTATCTCTGAAGTGGTGCTGGCTTTGAAACATTACTTCAAGCTACTTTAATCTATTATTAGGTGCCGGGCAGACTGTTCTGCCTGGCTCCAACATTTTTAGCTATGGAACAATCAAATAATCTCAAACAAAGTGATAACCCTTCAGCCGGCCTTGGCATGACAGTCGAGGAATGGTTGAATGGAGAAGCTCTTTCAATCGACATTTGGAAGAGAAAATATCAGCAGGGAGATGAAACTTTTGAGCAATGGCTTGATAGAGTGTCTGGTGGCAATCAGTGCATACGTCAGCTTATCAAAGAACAGAAGTTTATCTTTGCTGGTAGAATCCTATCCAATCGTGGTGTGACTGATCGTAAGATCACATACAGTAATTGTTACTGCCTGACCCCTCCCCAGGATTCTTTGGAATCAATCTTTGATGCTGGTTCAAAACTGGCGAGAACATTCAGTTATGGTGGTGGATGCGGTCTTGACATCAGTAATCTCAGACCCAAAAATGCCCCGGTCAATAATGCGGCCAAAAGCACTTCAGGCACTGTTAGCTTTATGGATCTTTACAGTTACATTACTGGCCTCATAGGTCAGGAGGGCCGGCGCGGTGCGTTAATGATCAGCATTTCTTGTGAACATCCTGATTTGGTTGAGTTCATCAATCTTAAATCAGATCTTGACATCTGCACTAAGGCCAATATCTCAGTTCGCGTGACAGATGCTTTTATGCGGGCTGTAGAGGCTAATGCTGATTTTAAGCTCCACTTCACAATGGAGAATGGTTCTAAAATCACAAGAGTTGTCAATGCCAAAGAGGTGTTTATGCTTCTGGCACGTCGCAACTGGGAAATGGCAGAGCCAGGTATTTTATACTGGGACCGAATTTCCAACTACAATCTTCTCCAAAATACTGACTTTAAGTATGCTGGAGTAAACCCTTGCGCCGAAGAACCCCTGCCGGCTGGTGGTTCCTGCTTGCTCGGTAGCCTAAATCTTTCCAAGTTCGTAACCAAACCTTTTACTGCTGATGCCAGTGTTAATACAATGGCTCTCCGATCAGCAGTGGAGTGCGCCATCAAAGCCTTGAATGGTGTGCTGATGGAGGGGTTGTCGTTACATCCACTTCAGGAACAACGAGAGTCAGTTGCTGGTTGGCGCCAGATTGGTCTGGGAACAATGGGCTTAGGTGATATGCTAATCAAACTGGGTCTGAAATATGGTTCGCCTGAATCTCTGACTGTAATTGAAGAGGTTTATCGTCTTATAGCAATTCACGCTGTTCTCACCTCTTTACAGTTGGCAAAAGAGAACGGAGCCTTCCCCAACTGCACTGATAAAATCAAGAAGGCTATGGTAAAGAGCGATTTTATTCGCAATCTGAATCTTTCAGACTCGATCCTGAAAGAGATTGAATATTATGGCCTATATAATTCTCAGCTTTTAACCTGCGCTCCGACCGGTACAATCGGCACTATGCTTCAGGTAAGCACTGGAGTAGAGCCTAACTTCGCTTTTTCTTATAATCGTAGGACCGTATCGCTCAACAATGAAGAAACCATCTACAAAGTTGACACTCCCATTACGGCTCAGTATAAAGAAGTGACCGGAGAGGCCATTCTGCCGGACTTTTTCGTAGCGGCCGATGAAATCCCTTACAAAGATAGAATAGAGGTTCAGGCGATGCTCCAGAGCTTCATAGACGCCTCTATCAGTTCGACCGTGAATCTCCCTAATTCCACTACTGTGGAAGATGTGGCCGACTTGTATATGCTGGCTTGGAAGAAAGGACTCAAAGGCATTACTATCTGGCGTAATGGATGTGAGCGACAAGCTATCTTGTCAAAAGATGAACAGCCTACAAAAGAAGAGATTTCACCAAATACTCCGACCAAAATCAGGAAGGCTTCTGACGATTGTATCGGTCGAAAGCGCACTCTGATAACTGGTTGTGGCACTCTTCATCTGACAGCCTTCTTTGATCGAGAAACTGGTCAGTTGCTTGAAACATATTTCAGCAAAGGTTCTCAGGGTGGTTGCGCACTCTTTATGGCTGGATTGTCAAGAATGGTGTCGCTGGCAGCCAGAGGAAATATCTCTATTGAGGATATTGTGGACCAACTTAAAAGTGCTGGCACTTGTCCTTCTTATGCAGTTCGTAAGGCCACCAAGAATGATACCTCAAAAGGATCTTCTTGCCCAGTAGCTATCGGATTTGCTTTAACCGATATGTATAATCAGCTTCAGCAAGAGTTGAAGATGAGAGATATACAAAAAGGAGCTGGTGGTTATCAGTCAGTTCAGAATGGAACCACAAGCGGAAATCCCAAGTGTCCGAAGTGTGGCGAGGAACTGAATATGTCTGAGGGTTGTATGACGTGCCCTTCGTGTGGTTATTCCAAATGTAGCTGGTGATGCTGAAGTATCGTGACATAGCAATAGGATTACAGGAGATACCCAATGAGGTGTCTCTTGTAATCAATATTGCCAACTGCCCATTGAAATGCAAAGGATGCAATACTAAACACTTATGGGAAGATTCTGGTGAGCTATTGAGTTATGAGAATCTTGAAATGCTGATAGACTCCACAATTCAAGATATAACTTGTGTCTTATTTATGGGTGGAGATGTTGCTCCTGATGAGATCAACGAATTGGCAGCTTACATTAGAAACCATTATCCAGACTTGAAGATTGGCTGGTATAGTGGTGGCGAAACAATCACGGTTTTCACTGAGTATCAAAATTTCGATTATTTGAAATTTGGACCATTCATCAAAAAGTTAGGACCACTCAGTTCTCCCAAGACAAATCAACGGCTTTATAAAGTAGAAGGAGGGGTATTAAGGAATATAACCCGGCTTTTATGGTAACTTACCTAACAAAATGAAATCACAACTTGTCAGTGATACTCTGGCGGTTGTGATTTTTTATTTGGCTCGACACGAGTTTTTTAGTAATTTTGCAGGTGCATCCGTACATTGAGTATCGGACGTGACATAGCCTAATTCGCGTCGAAATCACCACCTCGAAAAAGAAGAAGGCATTATCTCACATTAGGCGGGTCTGCGCATAAGCGTGGAGCCTGCCTTGTTAGATATGGTTTGTGGTGAACCACGACGCGAGGGCATGGCTCTACGCTTTTTTGTGTGTCATTGCCGTTTTTGAGAGAATATTAACTATAAACCAAAATGGCTATGAAACAGTCGATAATTATCCTTTTGCTCACTTTGATGCTGGGAGCTTGCAGCAACAAAGACACCGCGCCACAACAATGGGAATACAACATCGTTTCTTTCCCCGGTTCAAAACTACCTACAGTGTATAGCCCTAATGATGAAAAGGCTCTAATTGAACTAAGCAATTCTCAGACTCTTCATTTTCCAGAAGCCTCTTCTATCCCAAATTCTTTGAATCTTTATGGCAAAGAAGGATGGGAACTCGTGAGTGTGTACACTACTACGGAAACTGTTTTTCCCAATTTTGGTGATCCCAGTTATCATACTGGAGTCAAAGAAAACACTCGGACTAATACGATTAATTTTGTATTCAAGCGTCCTAAACAAGAAAATTGATAAAAGAGAAATGCACCGGGCAATTTACTCGGTGCATTTCTTTACAGCTTCGTGAATGTAGAAGCTGTTTCTGGCGTAATAAACGGCATCTTTTAGAGTCCATCCAGTAGGACGTAGAGGTTTCATTCCAAAACGGCGATATGAGATAAGGGCTCTTCTGAAGCGTGCTGATCGAAAAGCTGGGTTATCGCTATTCAAAGCAATGGTTTCTATCGCCTCATAGCTGATGATTTGATTTCTATGAGTTAATCTCAACACACTATGATACTCCATCAATAGTAAATATTGAATAGGAGCATATACGAATAGAAAATGCCCTACAGCCGTTTCATTGAATTTGACCTTAGTCCTGCGGCTGTTCGTTTTCGGCCCCCGTTTCTTTTTTCTTACGGCCTTTTTGCTTCGGGGCTGAGGTTTCATCAGCTGTTGCCATAACCTCTCCTTCTCCCCGGCTCGGAACTTGATCTCCAGCATCGGTTTCAGTAGTTACTTCAGTGGGCGCCGGCAATTCAGTTGACTTAACTTCCGGCTGATTTTCTTGTTTCTGTTTTCTCTGAAAGGCATAGTCACTGCCCAGGTTGTGAACTTTCATAATCTATTGAATTTGATAGTTAATATTCGGTGTCTGCCACAATGATGTTGATTTTATTGAAGTTGATCATAAACTTCGACATGATGTTGCGGATGTCTCGTTCATAATCTTCGTGATTGTAATTGACTGTATCAACAATGGCTGGAGCATAAACATTGGTTTGGTCAATAGACTCCAGATAATCATCATTATACTTCTTGCCATTATCCTCATTATCCCATAACAAAGCATTATTCCAGAGCATCCTGTTTTCCCACAAGCCAGTGTTGATACAAGTGAGATTCATATTCATATTGACAAGAGGCTCTGTATCAACACTCCATCTTAGAGCATTATCCCAGTGTAATCCATTTCGCCATACATTGCTGCTGAAACAAGAGGCGGATTCATTGATACCCTGAGTAATAAAGAAGTTATCGTTCTCTTTCAAGAAATGGGTTTTGAGGCGATACTTCAAATACCACTCCAAGGAAGATTTCTGCGCTGTGATATGACATTCTATATACCTTTCCAATCCCCAAGCCTTAAATCGACTGTGCGCTGAAGCGATTGGGCTAAGAATGGCTTGTAGGAGCAAAGATGTTTTCTTGCCCCTGGCCCAGAAAGGCAATAGTCTGCCAATCAGTTTCGCATTGTTGATATTTGTAAAATCAATATTTATCATTGCTCTTCCAGTTCGGCAAAATACTGGTCCATTTTTGATGCTGGAACCAGCGTGAGGTTGTCACTATTGATTGTCATTACTGAGTTCGTATCAAGCAAGCGGATATAACCACTTTTTAACCTGATCCGATTACTCAGTTCCACCGGCTCGTCATACTTACGGTCGGTAGTATTGTAAGAGCTGATGTATATCTTGATGTTATTGCTGATGTCGGTGATATGTTCTGTTTTTCTAATCACGTCTAAGACAGACTGATAGTAGAACATACCATTAAACTCCATCTCATTGGCAAAGTCAATCATTGCCTGCTGTAATTCAGTCAACGCTTGGGCCGCTGTGACATAGCTGTCATTGTAAAAAATAGGATTATGTTTGTCAGCAACTATCGTTACAATGTCTCCGGGGGAACTTTCACAATATATGTCAGCACCAACAAATTTAATTTGTTGGATAAACATACGAAAAGCGGTCAGCTCATAGTCATTGAGAGCCATATAAGGAATACCATTATTGACCTCATTGGAGTTATCGTTTGCTTTACAAATTTTCAGAGTAAGAGACTTGTCATCGGTTTGCCAGGCTGCTTTTTCAATGATCCTATGGGAAGTGTCCGGCTGGGCATATTCAATTTTCATAGTATCTTCATTGAACCGTAGCTCATCACCAGTCTCAGTTACACTATTGTACTGAAACTTTTTCGCCATCATTGCATACCAATCTGGAGTGCCATTGATACGGCCATTGAGGACTTCAGCAATCCTTACCTGAAAGAGGTCGAGGACGGCTTCGTAGGTGTGGATGCAGACCGCCACAACATAAGTCAGCAGATTGAGCATACTGAGCTTACTGTTGCTACGGCCTGTATTGAGTTCTGTCAGCTGCAAGTAGTTGTTTCTTGTGCTGACAGCTTCGGAATATATTTGGCTTACACTTCTCATTGCGTAATTATAAGTTTTTTCAAATCCTCATTATCTAATACTGAGAGAAACTCATCAGCATATATGACACCAAGTGGATAATATACACCATTCAATTCCCGGAAGTCTAATTTGGTACATTCAAAGTCTCCATATAGAGTAATGATATGTTTCCCGGACCCCTTATAACAGTGCTCCACTTCTTGTTCTTCGGTACCCTCAACAATCTGAGGTGCGGTGTAATCTCCCCAGTCCACGATGAGATGAGTGTCAGCTTTTAAGCGAACAATCATATCAGATACCTGACCCTGATGGTGTATGACCATTCGGGGAGTATAGAGTGATTCCCAATACATATTCTGCTCATCCGATGACATATCAGAGAGCGAATTGTATTGAGCGGAATGATAGGTGGCAATATGATTCTTAACCACCTCTTCTATATCGAGATAGTTATAGATATGCTCCCCATTTTTTACCAGCACATTATTGTCCTTTAGCCATATCACGATGTTTTTATTGATAGCAAACTCTTCGTGGTAATCGAGAATCATACCATAAGAAAGCTGGGTCTCCATATTGAGCCAGCTATTGCTTGCCAGCAAATCAAAAATGCCCTCTACACTGCCATAGAGAGTTAATGCTACATCGTATATGTTTTGTCCGCTTCGGACTCTATATTGCGCCATTGGTTTTTATTATTAATAGTCTGGCTTCAGTGCTTTTGAGTGAACTTAGCAGTTGCCGTCATGCCGGCACCGATACCGATAAGGTATGGATAAAGAGACTCCCACCATTCCGGGATTGTTGCGCCCCCGGAAGTAAGAGCCATCTGAATTGCAAGTGCGACAGCAGCCACACCAGTACCAATTCCTATAATCCACTGGAAGAAGATAGGGATTTGAGCTTTCCAGCGTTCTTTTATGGTAGAAAATACCTTTTTCATTGCGAATTTGATGTTGGTTGGTTTTGTAAAAAAGCCGTCCAAGGACATAGTATATCCAAGGACGGCCTTATTGTGATGGGTAATTACTCTTCAACCCCCATCACTTCCTTGGCAACGGCCTTAGCCGTATTGCGCCATGCCTGGTATGCCTCATATTCTGCGACATACTCAGCGGCCTTGTTCTCAGGAACGGCCTGAAGGCGGGCGTTGAGGAAGTTTGCGGTGATCGCTTCGGCCTGGTCGGAGTCGTACTTGCGCTTGATGATAGCCGAAAGGAGCTGGGGATAGGTAATCGGGAGTTCGAGAGCGATAACTTCGTCTCCAACGGTCACTACAGCGCAACCGCCGATTTTCTTGACGTTATCACCATAGAGTTCCTGATCCTTCTGAGCTTCCATTTCTGCAAGCATTTCAGGCGACATTACTGACTCTTCGGGAGCCATTACTTCTACCTGCTGTTCTACAGGTTCGTTGTTGCTGTTGATCTGGTCCATTGTTCAGATTTTTTGAAAGTTAAAACTGATGTTGTTTATTATTAATAGTCCGAATGACTTTCAAGTATGTGGATTGAGGGGATATTCACTGGGGTATATTCAGCTAACATCCTCATATATTTTTCTTTATCATCTCTTTCCTCAAACTCAGCAATGGGATGAGGCAGGGAGAGTTTATCGTGAAAGTTATGGTTAAGCCGGTAACGGATACGGGTTCTGGGGTGATACTTCTTCTTCAGTTTCACCACTTCCATGTGTCCTTTGATGTAAACCCACTTAAATAATTTTGCATCAATCTCCATCAATCCATTGTATCTAATGGCATAGCTATCATAATGTCTTAATAATCCAAGATAACTATTGACTGAGGACAATGCTCTTATAACCTGCGCTTTGGTGCGACATTTGTTGAGCCTACCAATGCTGTGTCTAAAGTTAGTGACTGTGCGACTAAGTGGATAGACTCTTCCGGGTTTAACAACGGCTCCAGTAAAATCTAATCCCTTAGAATAATGTTGCATATAGAATTTCTTGGGCGATAATTTCAATCCTAAGGATTCTAACTTTTGTCTGATTTTTGGGATAGCATTGAGAATTTGCTCTTTAGTTTCAGCTACCAAATATATATCATCAACATATCTGCCGTGATATTTTATCCCATATTCGTTTTCAATCGCCCAATCAAGTGAGTTCAAAAGATAATTGGCAAACATCTGGGATGGGAGATTACCGATGGGCATACCCAATCCATTGCCATTAGTAAAAAGAGATTTGCTTGCTGGTAAGTTGTTCCACATAGCCTCTGAAGATTGCCTGATGCAGTTCTCTTCTGGGCAATGGCTTAAAACAACGTGACATAGATAAATTAAATCATCCTTATCTTCACCAAAATAATTGTCCTCTACAAGTTTGACAACCATATCTTCTACCAGTTTCTTCGGAATAGACATAAAGAAACTGTTAATATCTACGGTTGCCACATAACAGTCTTGTGTATAATTCTGGGAGCACTCCACAATATCTTTCTTTAACTGCTCTACACCAGCAAGTGTGCCTTTCCCATTTCTACAGTTAAAGGTACGATCATTAAATTTTTGTTCAATTATAGGCTCCAGTCTAAGTCTTATGTAATGATGAATAATGCGGTCTGCGAAATCAGCTGCAAAGACCTCACGGTATTTGGGGCGACTAACGACAAAGCAAATGGAACGTTTAGGTTGATAGGTTCTATTATTGATAGCTTGCATCATATCATAGAGATTGCCTTCCACATCAAGAGTAAACCTGATGCAGTTGTTTGTCCGCGACTTGTGTACACGACAATCTAAGTAGGCTTCTACCAATCCTTCATACGTTACCATATCAGCACTAAAAGTGATAATGCCATTTATAATTAGTCTTATCTATTTTGCAAAAATGCGATTCGTTGAAATGCTGCCACGGCACGGACGTAGTTGCTGTTCGTGACCTTAGTGTTCCAGTTGTTGAGGTTGCCGTCGTTCAGGTTCAAGTTCCAAGCGTTCGTCGCCGAGTTCTCAGTGTATCGGGTATGTTTTCTTATCCTTAACTACATTTAGGCAGTAATACCCCCATTTCTCACGGAAGCGCATACTCTATGGTTAGCCTTAACCTTCCATACTCTGTGCGTTGCACCGATCAATCAGCATCTTCCGCAGATATGCGTTTTCGATACCTCTTTTTCGATGCGTTCTTCCATGCTGTCACTTGTTTGCCAATAGTCGCCTCCAAATACATGAGGTTGGATTGTTGCTTCCGGCTTATCCAACGATTATCGCCAGCCAGTCTCACTATCAGTTTGCAGTGCTCAAACTCGCAAATGAAATCAGTAAGATATGCTTCTCGTTCACTTTTGAACATATTTGCTTTAACTATAAAAGTAGGCAAAGAGATAGCAATTTTGATCCATTCTTGACCAACGGTATGTTTAATATCCCTTGGAAAATTTTTATGAGTATCAAGCACTGCTTGAATATAATGATAGGTTTCAACGTAAACCGGCAATTCGTTGGATAAAGCCATCGCAACAGTTGTTTATAACAAAACTGATTTTCATCAATTCGTGTATTTGTTTAATACCAAGCCAAATACACCAAATTCCTTAACTACTTTACCCTCATTCACTTATTTACTTATCTTAAAGCCTTGGAACATAATCCTGAACCTTCCTAAGTCGGCGAATTTACTTTGAGATAAGTTGAATAGGTGAATCTCTTCAACCCTTATGCTCGCTTCGCTCGCTCGTCGCTACGCTCCGAAGAGTTAAAGGGTTGAAGAGATAAAGGGTTAATGAAATGCTGCCACGGCACGGACGTAGCCGCTGTACGTGACCTTAGCGCTCCAGTCGTGGAGGCCGCCGTCGTTCAGGTACAAGAACCAAGCGAGCGTCGCCGAGCCCTCAGTGCTGGACCAGTACCAGCTCTCAGAAAGCTGGCTTGCGCCAGAAATAACTGAGAGGCAAAGGTTGATTGCATATTTGTGCTTCCAAATGGTAAGCAGTTCCGCTATAGATGGGAGCCACCATTTACCAGCACCAATGCCAATCATAGTGCCCGCTTCATCGCCCTTGTTGTAAGAACGATCATAAGCGTTACACCATGCGGGAGCATACTGAGTCCATTCCTCTTCGTTTTCACCAAAGAGTTCGACACCCTTAGCCATGATAGCTGCTGTGCGAGTTTTGCCGGTGTAATCCACATACGCCTTGGTATAGTCACCGCCGGTATCAGCATTGACCGCAATAGCGTTCTTTGACCATTTGAGGTTGGTTTGGGTAGGTGCAACGATGATAGGAGCCTGACCATCAATAAGTACAAGCACACCGTCTGCAACCTCACCTGCCTGTTCAAGAGCGGGCCACTTCCAGTGTGGTACGGCAAGAGGCCAGTTATCGCTTTTGCGATGATAGGTTACAAAACAGCCGTCTGTAGCTGCCTGAAGCTGAGGGTTGGCGTCACCCAGATCTGAGTTCAGACTGTTAAGCTGATTCTGAAGGGTTGCATCTTTGTCATGCAGAGACTGAAGCTGACCCTTGATGAAAGCCTGAACCTGAGCACCGGTAAGTTGTGCACCCTTGGCACCCCAGTCTGTGTCCATTGTAATTTGCTTTTCTGTTGCCATGTTGTTAAATGTATTAAAACTGTTGGTTTTTTTATATAATAGTATTAACTTGTAAAAACACTAATTCCCGTTATCCCATACAGCGTCCTGTTGCCACGGATATTCATTGATCCACAATCCAGTACCTATTACGCCGTAATGGGTGATTATGAATTTTTCTTCCAGATTACTAAGCCGTTTCTCCATCTCAGTGGCGTGGAACCAAGCGA